GCGCGCGCGATGGGAGCATTTCTCGGAATTTCCCGAAGTTGTCAGATGGCGCAAAATGACCGCTAAAGCGGTGACGGATCGGCTGTGATTTTACAGCTACGGCGGACAGCATCGGATCATATCGGATACGGTTCCCGGCCGGGGTTGTAAAAAGCTAGTCGAATCAATGCGGGTAGCAGAACGATTCCTGAAATCAGATAAAAGCCCAACGATTCCAATGGGCATTTTACAAGTGCGGCTGTAAAAAATCGAGGCGATCGAGGCGGTTTTACAATGCTCGTCCGCGTCACGACCCGCAATTTCTGCGCCGGGCTCGTGCTCGATGACGATGGCGTTGTCGTCGAGACAGCCCCGATCCTGCGCTTCACGCTCGGATGGGACCGTCAGCGGCTCGTCGATCGCTTCCGCCAGGAATGGGATAGCAAGGTCGAGCTCGTGCGATGATCGGCGTCTGGAAACACCCCGACTACCCGATGACGACGCTCGAAGACGCGCGCGAGTCGATGCTTCAGGCGGCCCGCGACTATCGCGCGGGCGTGCTCGACGACTTCACCTATGCTGACGTGCGCGCGATGCTGCACGACGCGATGGCGAGGATGGAAAATGAACGCATACCCGATGCGCACCCTCGCGGAAGCGCGGGCCTCGATCGTGCGGGCGGCGACTGATCGGACGGTGCTGCGCATCTCGGATGCCGAGCTCAAGGCGGTCAAGGAACAATTCAACCGTCGCCTGATGCAGGTCAAAAAGCAGGCGCTCATGTCGAGCGCGGCCAAGGTCATCACGCGCGCAAGCTTCCGTGAGCCCGCATTGCCAAACCATCGGCCAATCCGTGTGAGGGTGCCATGAGCATCGGCGAAGATCGCGTCCGCGCCAGCTTCAACCCGTCTTCGGATAGTGCCGTCGACGAGCTCAAGCGCCTGACGGCTGACCTGATCAACAAGTGCCACGCCCGCAAGAACGACAGCGGCGTCGGCGGCGAAGAGGCGCGGCTGTGGTCGCTCGCGATGACCGCCTATGAGGAAGCTTGCCTTTGGGCAGTCAAAGCCTGCACGACGCAAAAATGAATTATCGGTTGCGAGCGAATTCGCCGAAGTATTTCTGAGCAGCGGCAACGTAAGCAGCGTGCGCATCTTCGGCGCGATCGAAACGGCCAAGATGGACGTGTTGATAATTGACTGTGATTGCTGCGCGGAATCGGCTCGTTTGCTTGTCCCACCAAACGCCTTTTGGAAGAGAGCGCTGTTTGGTTTGAGTCCCGCCGTTTGCCATGTTCTGTGAATGGGTTGCCAAGCGAAGATTGGTCAAGCGATCGTCGTCTCTAACTCGATTCGCGTGATCCATCTCACCTTTGCGCCAAAATCCGTTGACCCAAAAGAAGGCTAATGGTCCTGCGTAATAAATTCTTCCGTCGACAGAAATTAGTCGATAGCCCCTTTTCGCCACGTAGCCCGCGATCGCTCCTTTGCGTTTGCCTTTACCTTTTCCAGTGACGCGCCAGACAAACCGTCCCGTCTCAGGATCGTAATCAAGCAACTCGCGCAAACGCGCGTGAGTGATGGAGGCTTTCATGCCGATTTCTCCGGGGAAAGATGAAAAACAGGATGCTTGGATGCATCGCTGTGTACCGGATATGATGGGCGAAAACGGTGGCACGAAGAGGCCGCAGGATCAAGCGGTCGCCGCCTGCATGGAAATGTGGCGCGATGCCAAGGGCGGAAAGAAGCCGCCGGAAAAGATGGTCCCGTTCTACCTCGCGATGTGGAAGCGCCTGCTATCGAGCCCCGCCTATCGCGCCAAGATCACGATCCTCGACACGTCGACACCCGCATCCGGCGAGTCTGAAGAAAGTTTCATGTCCCGCTGCACCAAAGAGCTCACGGCGGGCAACTCGACGCTGAGCGAGCGCGACGCGGCGGATGCGTGCCGCCTGACATGGTCCGACTTCAGCAAGCCGCCCGAGCAGCCCGGACAGCCCGCGCCCGCGATGGCGGGCAAGGCAGCGAAGGTTGCCAAGATCATCGCGCGCTTCAAAGAGAAATACGGCGACGATCCCGGCCCTGCGCTGCTCAAGGCGATGAAGCCCGAGCCCGACGAGAGCCGCGACGATTTCATGGACCGCTGTCTTGACGAGATGGGCGATCGCGAAGACGCGCAGGACATGTGTGAAGATGCTTGGGACGACGCGGGCGATGACGAAGGCGAGCAGCGCGAGCAAAGCGCGGACGGCATCATCCACAAACTGCACGCGACCGACGGCAAAGGAAAAGAGTTCATCCTTTCGGACGCTACGCCTGATCGGTTTGGCGACGTTGTCGAGATCGAGGGTTGGGATTTCGCGAATTTTATTCGCAACCCCGTCGCCCTCTTTAATCATATGGCGACGTTTCCGGTAGGCACGTGGACGAACATTCGCGTCGGCGACAAGGCGCTGCGCGGCGATCTCGTGCTCGCGCCGAAAGGCATCTCGTCGCGCATCGATGAAATCCGGGGTCTTGTCGAGCATGGCATCCTGCGCGCGGTCAGCGTCGGCTTTAAGCCGCTGTCGTCGCGCCCGGTCGACGCCACGCGCAACGATCCTTTCGGGATGGCCCCGCAGGTTTATACGAAAGCCGAGCTCGTCGAGTGTTCACTCGTCAGCATCCCGGCAAATCCGAATGCTCTCGCTGTCGCGAAGAGCTTGAACATTTCAGCGGCAACGCAGTCCTTGGTCTTCGCCGAGCATGGCAACAAGAAGACCGTCCGCAGAGCCGCCCCCGCCCGCGCTCGTGCCGAGCATGGCAACCGACGAGCAAGTGCGCCTACCGCTGCCGACTACGGCAAAACTCACCCAATCATGAAAGGCCAGAGCATGTTGCTCGGAAAGCGCATCGAAGAGAGCGAGAAGTTTCTCGTGCAGCTGCGCGACCAGCTGCAAGATCATCTCTCGCATGTTGACGATCAGAATCCCGATGATGCCGGGATGGCCGTGACCGAAGATCTCACGACGAAGATCGCCAACGCAGAACGCAACCTGAATAATCTCAGGGCCGCCGAAACCCGCCTCGCGGGCCACGACGGCGGCGGCGGCACCGGGGACGGGCGCAGCCTCGATCTCCGGGGTTCGACCGCATTCACGCAGGATCACAGGATCGCCGAGCGCATGGGCTCGTCCGACTACGGGCCGCGCCCGTTCGGGCTCGCCCCGAAGAAGATCAGCGCGATCGACTACCTAATCCGCCAGGGCATCGTCGAGGCATACCGCAAAGTCAAAGGGCTCAGTGTCGACGTTGCGCGGCAGCAAATCTACGGCAACGACGAATGCACCCGCGCCTACATCGATTACGCCATGAAGGCGGCGTCGGCGCAGGCAATGACCACGGTCACGGGATGGGCCGCCGAGCTCGTGCAACAGGTCTACGGCGACTTCCTGCAAATTCTGGTCCCCACGTCGGTTATGCCAAACCTCGCCAACTTAGGTTTGGCGTTGACTTTCGGAAGGGCCGGGCGCATCGTTATCCCGAGCCGTTCGGCTACGCCCTCATTAGCCGGTAGCTTTGTCGGAGAAGGACAAGCCATTCCGGTTAGGCAGGGGGCTTTCACAACTCAGACTTTGACGCCCAAAAAGCTAGGCGTTATCACCAGTTGGACCCGCGAGATGGACGAACATAGTATCCCCGCTATTGAGGGGGTATTAAGAGATAGTGTCGCCATCGATACGGGTATAGCTATCGATAACGTATTGATGGACACGAACCCGGCGACGATGATCCGTCCCGCCGGTTTGCGCAACGGCGTTACGGGTTTGACGCCAACCGCCGGCGGCGGCTTCAACGCGCTCGTCGGCGACATCAAGCAACTCGCGGGAGCTCTGTTAACCGCTACAGCCGGGCACATCCGCGTCGGTTGCTTCCTGATGAACCCACAGCAAGTATTGAGCATCACGCTCATTCAACCGCCCGCAGCGGCAACGCCGCTGTTCCCATTCACCGATGAAGTGAACGCCGGACGCTTGCGCAGCTTCAGGCTTATCGCGTCGGCGAACGTACCTTTGGGAACGGTTATAGCTTTGGACGCGGCGGACTTTGTAACTGTCGGCGCGGAAGCTCCAAGGTTTGAGGTATCAGATCAGGCAACCTTGCACTTTGAAGACACCGCCCCGACCGACATCACGGGCGGCACGCCATCGCCTGCCGTGCCCGTGCGCTCGATGTTCCAAACTGATTCCATCGCCTTGCGTCTCGTGTGGCCCCTCAATTGGACCTTGAGACGTTTAGGTATGGTTTCGTGGCTCACGGGAGTCACCTGGTAGTTTGGTTGACTTCGCGGAATGGTGAACTATAACGCGCGCAATCATAAGGGCTATCATCTAAACTTCAAATAGGAGGGCTCAGCACATGGCAACACCAACCCCGACGCAAGCCGAGCTCAACGCGATCCAAAGCGCGGTCATGACGGGAAGCTCGACGCGCCCCGTGCTTGCCAATGATGGCAGCGGAGCGTATCAGGCGAAACCGCCGTGGCCGCACCCAAGCGGTCATCCGCCCGGCTCGATCTATCGCTAGGGCCGGGCGGCCTATCGTCTCAACGGGAGATTATCGAAATGGCAACGCCGACGCCGACGCAGGACGAAGCAAACCAGATCAATCACAACCTCTACAACGGGCTTCCGCCGCCGACGCTTGCATCTGACGGAAGCCCGCTCGATCCCAACTCAACGCCGGGGCAAGCGTCGGTCACGCCTACCGCGCCGCCCGCTGCGCACGCTCCGGCGCACACGCCGCCGCACCGCGCGACCACGCACGAGACGCACCGCGAGCGGAAGTGATCCCGACAGTATCAAAGTCCGAGCTCGGCTTCGTTTGGCCGATCAATTGGCTCGGGCTGCATCAACAATATCTGCAACAGAGCGAGATGGAGTGTATCGCCGCCCTGTTGCGCATGGTCGAAGCAAAGTCGGCGCTTGAGATCGGATGCCGCGATGGACGTACCGCTCGTGTGTTGCTGCATAACGTGTCGTCGCTTCAGCGTTACATCGGCGTCGACGTGCCGATGTCTTACGAGCCGTCGTTGGCGCATCAGCGAGCCGAAATGGTGCCCAATCCGGGCGGGCTTGCTACCGCCGATCCTCGCTTCGATCTCATAATCCGCGAGCGCGGCTCACAGGATTTGATGCCCACGGACATCGGGCCGATCGACGCCGTCTTTATCGACGGCGATCATTCCGAGCTCGCGGTCGAATGGGATAGCCGCATGGCTTATGCGATCGCGCAAAAGCTGATCGTTTGGCACGACGCTTTCGACGGCGCGATCGAGGTTATGCGGGTTCTCGACAAGCTCTGCCGCGAGGGTTGGTCAATCAAGGTGATCGAGGGGACATGGCTGGCGTATCGGTTGACCTAGTCGATTGGCACTGCATCCATCTCGATCAGGGCTACGAGGCGTTTCATCGCAACGACTTCGAGACGGCGCTCGTCGAATTCGATATGGCGCTCGCGATCGACGAGCGGCCGATGGCGCGATGGGATCGAGCGAACGTGCTGCTCGCGCTCGGACGCTGGCGCGAAGGCTTCAAGGATTGGCGAACGAATTGGCAGCTGTTCAACGCCGAAATAACCGAGCGGGGCAGGCGTCTTTACTTTGATCAGCATCGGCCGCGCTGGAAAGGCGAACCCGGTGCGCGCGTCACGATCTTGGGTGAAGCGGGCTTCGGCGACATGATCCAGATGCTTCGTTTCGTGCCCCTGGCGCGTGAGCGCGCCGACATCGAGCTCGATCTGCCGCCGCCAATGTGGGCGTTCGGCAGGCAGCTTGCGCCGCTGGCGATCGACGACGAATGCGACTGCATCTGTCCGATGTTCGACTTGATGCCCGCACTTGGCATCGATGACATCCCGCCGCCGCCGTATCTCGCGGCCCCGATCGGCGGCAATTGGTCCGGCTTCACCAAACGCCGAAAGATCGGCATCTGTTGGTCGACGAAGATGGACGAGAGCGTAAGCGGTCATCCAAACGCGCGCCGCCCGATCCCGCTCGATCAGTTTCTCGCGCTGCTCAATCCGCCGCCGGATTGCGAGCTCTGGTCGTTGCAGACGCAAGAACGCAAGGAAGCGATGGCGAAAGGAATCCATGCCCCGCGTTATCAAGATTTTGCCGACGTGGCTGCGGTCGCCATACAGTGCGATACCATCGTATCGATTGATAGCGCGGCCCTTCATGTTGCGGGTGCGATTGCCCATCGAAATGTCTTCGGCATCCTACCCTTTGCAGCAACGTGGCGATGGCTCGGTCGATCTGCCGAATCCGCCGAAACCCCTTGGTATCCGGGTATCAAGCTCTGCAAGCAAACCTCGCCGGGTGATTGGGCGAGCGCATTCGCTAAGGTGAAGCTGTAATGTGGCCCCCAACCGCGAGAAGCGGCGAGCTCGTGCTGCCCGGCCAAGAGCTTGAGCTCGTCGAGAAGGCGGAAGGTCAACAGCACGGGCCGCCGTATATTCTGCCGATCACTGGCGGATGGCTCGGCTCGGAAGGCAACTCAACGAATTGGTGGCAACAGGGCTTTTACGTCCGTCCGTTCTCGACGACGAGCGCAATGGTCGAAGCTTGCGTCAGCGCCTACTCGCAGACCGTCGCGATGTGTCCGGGGACGCATTGGAGATTGAAGGGCAACGGCGGACGCGAGCGCATCAAGAATTCCGATCTCTCGCGCATCCTGCGCGAGCCGAATGACTACCAATCGATCTCTGACTTTCTCTTGGGATTGGTCAGGGACTTATACATGTATGGCAACGCGTTCGCTTACTGCGAGCGCAACTCGCGCTTTGAGATCAGCGCGCTTCATCCGATGATGGCGCGTCTCTGTTGGCCGAAGATCGCCGCCGATGGCTCGATCTTCTATGCGCTGGCGGGCAACTACATCATTCAAAATCGGATGCAGGAAGCGTGGCTTCCCTACGTGCCCAAGCGCGACGTGTTGCATATCAAGCTGCACTGCAATGATCTGGTTTATCATCCGCTGCTCGGCATCTCGCCGATCACCGCCGCGATGATTGATGTGGCGACGAGCGATGCGATCAAGCAGCAACAGCTGGCATTCTATACCAATCAGGCGCGCCCGAGCTTCGTCCTGTCGACCGATCTTCTGCTCAACAAAGATCAGGTCGAGAGCCTGCGTGAACGCTGGAACGATCAGGCCGTCGGGATGTATGCGGGCGGAACGCCGATCCTGACCGGCGGGCTCAAGCCGGTGCCGATCACGATGCGATCGCGCGACGCGCAGCTTGCCGAAGTCATGAAGATGTCGGGGACCGACATCGCGCTCGCGTTCCGCGTCCCGCTGGCGATGCTCGGCTTAGGCGGCGCGCCGCATGGCGCGACCGAGCTCCTAATGGCTGAGTGGGTTGCGAGCGGCTTGGGCTTCTGCCTCAATCATGTCGAAGAAGCTTTTGGGCAGACCTTCCAGCTGAAAGGACAGCCCGACGAGTACGTGGAGTTTTCGACCGAAGCGCTATTGCGCAGCGCCTTCAAGGATCGCATCGCTGCGTTGAAGGAAGGCGTCACGGGCGGAATCTTCACGCCAAATGAGGCTCGGAACAAGGAAGGTTTGGAAGACAAACCGATGGGCGACGAGCCAAGGGTTCAACAGCAAATGGTCCCATTGAGCGCGGCGGCAGGAATCCCGGCAGGGCCGGGATCAACAAAACCAATACCGCCCATGCCCGGCGCTCCCGGTGCCCCTCCACAACCGGGGCCAAGGAGTCCGCCAAATGGACAGCATCAACAACCCAACAAACTCGCACAACGGCTCATTACCCGAGCCGGGCGCTTTGAACGACGAGAACGAAGAACAAGTATCTGAAGCGCTGCAAGACGCGCTCGGACTTGTCATCGTCGACATGCGTCGTGAATGGAAGCGCGAGCTCGAAGTGCGCGACGCGGAAGGTCGCGCGCGCGATGCGCACGCGCAACAGGTCATCGCCGATCTGCGCGCGGAAGTCTTGTCGTTCCGTTCCTTGATGGAAACGGAGACGCGCGCGCGGCTCTCGATGGTCAAGGACGGGATGCCCGGCGAACGCGGGGAAACTGGTAACCCTGGCGCGCCGGGAGAGCCCGGTGCTCGCGGAGAGCGTGGGGAACCCGGTCCCCAAGGCGAGCGCGGCGAGCGGGGAGCGGACGGCCTGCTCGGTGCGCCCGGCAGCGCAGGCGAGCGCGGCCCTCCCGGTTCGCAAGGCGAGAAAGGCGACAAAGGCGACCGTGGCGAGAAGGGTGAAAAAGGCGAGAAGGGCGACATCGGCATCGGCTTCCAAGGCGAGCGTGGCGAGCCGGGTGAACGCGGAGAGCCCGGTTTGCGCGGCGACAAAGGTGAGCAAGGCAAGCCCGGCCCGATCGGGCTCAGTGGCGATCCTGGTCGCGACGGAGCTCCGGGCGATCGCGGGCTTCAAGGCGATCGCGGACTCCAGGGCGATCGCGGCGAACGCGGAGAGCGCGGAGAGCCGGGCGAAAAGGGCGAGCGGGGCGAAGCCGGACCCGTCGGCGTGATGCCCGTCGTCAAGACGTGGAAGAAAGACGAGATTAACTATCGCGGCGAGCTCGTGACCTTCGGCGGCAGCTGCTTTCAGGCGCTCAAGGATACGGCGCAGCTGCCCGGTAGCAAAGATTGGCAGCTGGTCGCGGCAGCTGGCGCAGACGGCGGCTCGTTGAA